ATTTGCAGTTTTTGAACGTGTCCAGACTTGATACCATGTATTTTGTGTTTCCGTGCCACCAGTGATGATACTTTTCACATTGAGTGATGTTGCCATTGTGCGGGTGTTCAAATTGGAGCAATTTAGCATCCCACCAACTCCAACACCTCCAGTGACCACGAGAGCCCCCGTTAATGTATCTGTTGATGCTGTTGTACCAATTCTCACAACTTCGGTATTATCAAATCTGACATCATTTCCCGATGTGTCAATGGTCATATCTCCGTTTATATCCGTAGCGATAACTGTGCTTGTTACACCATTCCATAATTTTATATTTCCACTTGTGTTGACATTTCCAACGAAACCCGCGCCACCTTTAACCAATAATGAACCTGTTGCAGTATTAGTACTCGAAGAAGCGCCCGATATTGTACAATTCTGATTGATTCCCATATTATTAACTGTTATGTAACCTGTCACATCATCCGCCGTTATACTTCTTTCTCCCACGGTTGATTTTAGCCAAACTGAAGTTAAAACAGCACTTGGTGCATCTAATGATTTATCGGAGATCAATAGTAAATGTGGAGCATCATAAGATAAAGTGGCATTACCTATTTTTAATGAAGATCCAACAATAGCAGACCCATTATATGTACCTGTGCATGTTATGTCACCAATCACTGAACATCCCCCGCTGACTTTTAAATTTCCGGTAGATGTAACGGTAGAGCCAACAACCTCGAGATTTCCGCCGACATACATATTTTTCCCTATCCCCATACCTCCAACGACAACAGAAGCCCCTGACGTGATTGAAGAACTGTTAACGGTGGATGTCACGACCTCCATAACTTCATAAGTTATTGTTGAGCATGTGAGTTCTCCGCTAACTGTCAAATTTTTTCCAAAAAATGAATTTCCAGAGACACCAACACCGCCCGCGACAATTAATGCCCCCGTCAAAGAATCAGTAGAGGCGGTCGTGCCAACAATATTAAAATTATTTGCTGTCAATGTGTTTACATCTAACGAACCATCAACAATTAAATCACCAGCTAACATTAAATCTCCCCCATATAGGTTAAAATTATTCGGCTCTAATAAATGGCGGATTGACATGATATATATATATGCACGCCAAAAAAAAATATACATTGATAATATATATAATGTCTGGCGGTATCTACAAACGACGGTTACCACGTGAACACGCGAAAAAATTATTTATGGACGACTTACACAAACGAGGTTTAAAAAGTGACGCTGTAAATGGGCAGTATTGGGCAGAAGAAGAAGTTATACCAAGCGATTTCAGGTTTTCGCAAGTGGGACAATATAGGGACATGGGTAAACAAAGTTTTCGTACATACGCCGATAAAGTTCCACCATATGCGAAAAGTATTGACCGAATGGTATCATCTATAGCAAAACGCGAAGCAAGATTGGCATTAGATAAAAAAAGAATACAGTCACTTTTAGGAATGAGAACCGAAGCGTCGGGATTTGAAGATTTGGGCGGAGTACGTAGGCGCGCACCAAAAAAGAAAACCGCAACTAAGAAAAAACGTGTCGTAAGAAAGACCGCAACTAAGAAAAAACGTGTCGTAAGAAAGACCGCAACTAAGAAAAAACGTGTCGTAAGAAAGACCGCAACTAAGAAAAAACGTGCCGTACGTAAGCGCGCACCACAAAAGAAGTAAATTAAAACGGTAATTTATCAGGTATTACCCTTTTCGGAAGCGGATATACACCCGCATCACTCATTAATTTGTATGTTTTTGTATTGATATAAGACGTTATACCATGTGTTATATCATCAAGTATTGTCATTATTTCTTCTTTTGATAATTTACCACTCAATATCATTTTTATTTGTGTTATGACACTTTCAAAATCATAATCTAAAAATATTAAATTTTCCAATTCCCATCGAATGTAATCAAGATGGTGATAAAATGCGTTCATATATAATTTTTTTTGTCCGTGCACTTGTAGCACTTTTAATAATGTTTTCATTTGTGAATTAAATGTATATAATCTGCCATATTGTGTATTAACTAATTTATATGAGCGTGTCAGTAAATCTATATCCTTAAACGCAATTCCATATGATAACATTCTTTTTATCGCCTTGAATGGATTTGGCGCGATTTTTGAATACAATAAAGTGTACATCGAACCGCGTAAATCTTGCTGTCTATAACTAAAAAAATCATCATTCGCTTTGTCTGACAAATTTAAAAATTTTAATTGACCATATTTTGTCCTGTATGTCAATGTGAAAAAATTTGAACAATCAATGTATTTATTGTCAGCACTTATAAATATTCCTTCAACATTAATATTACTTTTTTCTTGTACCGCCATTTCCAATGTGTATTTATATTCACCATTGAAATCTTTCAATATCTTGTAGCCTCTATATATTTCTTCTGGTGTCCATCTTAATACGAATCTTTTTCTCAACAAATCTTTTATTACTTCGAAGTGTAATTGATTTCGTTTGTGTTCATTTTGCACACCAACAATAATCGACATTTCTTTTTCTGTTAAAAATCCTTTCGAGTGATACAACTCCATTAATTTAAAAAAATCTTCACTCACTTCATAATTATTGTGTGAACATGTCCCATAATTAACATCGTAATAAAGGTGGTCTAATCCCGCTTTTACTTCCATAAAATAAAATTTATCCCTACCATTTAAATCCTTTGTCACTTGTTTGATTCCTTCCACAAATGATTTAATTAACATTTCTTTATCATATCGCGTGACTGGTTCAAATAAATCGACATCACTCGAATTACCCGAACGATATGAGAAACTCCCGATGACGTGCGCTTTATTACTATTTTTATCAACTGTATAAACTGATATCGCTTTTTTCACATCATGCGGGTAATCTGTTTTGACACTGTATAATTTTCGATAATCATTGGCGTTGTATCTGTTATCCGTCGACATATATATTATCTGCGCAGATAATATATGTCGCTAATACAAAGATTAAAACGAAAACCAATATCAGACGCCGATATATTAAAAGTAATAAACACGCGGATTTTGAAGTATAGTAATTTAGCGAAATTTAAGAAATTGGATGACATTTTTATTGATAATTCATGTGTAATTTTGATTGAAAACCCGAACGGTCATATTGGTCATTGGGTGTGTGTGGTAAAAAGAGGAAATGGAAGAAACGCAATGATTTCATACTTTGACAGTTACGGAAGACAACCCGACCCCAAAAAATATTTAGATGGTGGGTATCCTTACTTATCAAAATTATTGTATGAATCGCCGTACGCACTCGAATATAATGAACACAATTTTCAGGCGTCGGGTATGTCCACGTGTGGGCGACATGTTATTGTAAGAATAATAATGAAAGATAAACCGTTAGAAAATTATCACAAATTTATGAAATTATTCAAAGATGACGACGCTATTGTTACCGCCATAACATCAATGATTAGAAAATAAATAAATATGTTAATGTAATATATATGTCACAACCTAAACACCAATACGTTGACGTTCTGAAACCTTACAACTCAAATGATAGAGTGATGCACTTTTATCAACAGCGCTCGGAAGCAATAGTAGATAAGGCGAATAATTATTTCCTTTCGTTTGATAGGTTCAATATTCCTTTAACATCTATCCCGATATTCATTTTCAATAATGCACCGAATCATTATACGATAGAACTCGTGTACAATGGAACGGGAAGCGGAGCGATTTCACTTACATATATCCCACCAGCATTAACTTCCGCTACATCGTCATTTTACTATTATGTTTTCAATTATTGTATGTTCCTAAAAATGATAAATAACGCAATAGATACCGCATTCGCAACACTTGGCGGTATTGTCACACTGCCGACTATTCCGAACCCTGCAGACCCGCCGAATCCTTTCCCAGCACAACCACCATATTTTCAATTAGATGACGTAACACATATCGTATCACTTGTGGGACAATCGGCGCTATATGATAGTTCTCTTCCAACACCGATACAACTATACATGAACGAAAATTTATTTAGATTCTTTAACGGAATTCCTTTAAATTACACATCAGCCCCAACAGTGGCAGGGCGGAATATTCTTTACATATTCCAAGATAATTATAATAATACTGCAACTGTCGGCGGGGTTAATTTTTATTCGATGGATTCGGAAAAAGGAGCACAAACATTAATTAATTGGTCTGATTGTAAAGGTCTTGTCATCACCAGTGATACTTTACCAGTAAACCCCGAATTTTTGCCGTCAAGTCAACAGACAACGTTAAATAATCCACGTTCAATCGTCGCTAATTTTGACCTTATATATACTTCTGACGCACCAAAGCCAGTCAGCGCACAATATATATTACAAAGTCCATATAAGGAGATAGATTTAATGGGTAGCACATACATAAACGCTCTATCATTGAATATATATTGGTACGACTTCAATAATAATCTAAACGACATGTTTTTGTATGTTGGAGAGGCGATGAGTTTAAGATTATTATTTACTAAAAAATAAATATTCCGCTAATATATATATACATTATGACATCTCTTCAGAAGTTAGCGGTGCTCGATCCACGTTTGGAGGTCTCGGAATCATTTAAAAAGTGGTTCGTGATGCTCGGCGCTAAAGAATGCGCGTGGTATCAGTTCCCCACAACTCAATATAGCCCAACAAATATGTCATTCAATATTTCTATCCCAAATAATAACAGTTGTTTAATTGATAGACATTCGGCTATTCTTGCCCTTCCTGTGACAATTACATTGGGGGGTACAGGTGGTGGATCTGGTAACATTTATCAGCCTCTCACCGAAGGTCTACGGTGTCGCCCCTTCGATAAAATCGTAACAAGTGCCCAATATGTATTAAATGGTACTACATTATCATATCAGGTAAACGAAATATCGAATATTCAAAGCGTTTTCGACCAAAACCCGACAAATTCACAGATGATACCAACAATGGTCGACCCAACCCAAGCATATTCAGGCTCATATAATTCGGCTCGTTCTCCTTTTGCTTCCTTCACTGACAATGTTCTTGAAATCACCCGCGCGAGTTATCCGATTACTGTTGTGTCAAATACAACTACATCGGCGGAAATTCGTACAACACTATATCAAAATCTCTTCGATTGGGGTGTTTTCTCTGATGACCCTGATGTTGTGGGTATTAACCTTTATCCCTTTAGCATTGTTTATACTCTCGTTTCTGGTGCAGGTCTTGCCCGAATTTGGTCACGTGATACCACATCTAACACGCAAAATTTAACGACATTGACGGTTTCGTTCGGACAACCTCAAATAACGATGTGTATCATGAGTCTACCCCAAGGTCAAAACGTCCCCCGCGAAATTACTTATCCTTATCACCGTGTCGAATTCTTTCCAACATCAACGCCCGTCGCTTCTCCGATTGCTGTCGGAAGTCCGATAAGTTTGACATCACAGTTGATACAATTCCAGTCACCCCCATCGAAGATTTACGTATATCTTAAACCAAGCACGAACGCGGTATATTCAAGCATAGCCAACGCCGTTTCATTTACTGATTGTTTCGCGTCAATTCTTCGTCATAATTACATTTTTGGTAATCGGACAAATTTATTGTCTTCTCAATCACAAGTCGACATTTTCGCTATGACAAAACGGAACGGTCTCCCCGCGAAGTTCTCATGGTGCGACTGGTGCGGTCAAAATGGTTCAGTTGTGAGCGGTGCAAGTGCTTTAATGGGCGCTATCGTCGCACTCGACCCCGTTCGTGACTTTGGCGGGGATGAACTTGTAGGTATGCCAACTAAATTACAGTTTCAAGCACATGTAGAAGGTGTGGCACTAAATCCGAACACCGTTCAATATGATTTAGGTATTCTCGCCGTATACGACGGTGTTCTTGTTATGATGGACGGTTCGGCAAATGCTACCACAACTGTTATTACTTCCGCGAATGAACTCCAATTATCGCCCATGTCTTACAATCAATTGAAAACACTCGTCGGAGGTTCGAGGGTTGGTGACTTCTTTAAGAATGTTTGGGGGAAAATAAAATCTGTTGCGTCACCTGTTGTCGATTTCCTGAAACGCAGTAAAATTCTAAGTTCCGTCGCTTCTATGATTCCCGCAAATGTGCCATATATCGGACAACTCGCACAAGTTGGCGCACCAATCTTAAAATCTCTCGGAATGGGAGACGGTGATGGCGGTCGGTTCTATGATAACTTTGATGGTGGCGATGATGGTGAAGATGGTGGGTGGATGGCTGGCGAGGGCGCATTCGCTGGAGACGACGGCGATGACGGCGGTGTTCTTGCTGGAGGGAGACGACTCCGCCGTTCTTCTCTCGCCCGTAAAATGGGACGCAGACGCGGACGCGGTGAGGATGCTTTCTAAAGTGGCTTTAATATGTAGGTGTCCCGTGTAGGTATACGGGAAAGTTATGAAAAGTAACTAAGCCGACGATTTCGATTTTTTTAGTGAATTCATATCCTTATATACTTTTTCGAAAATTTTAATGAAATTTTCGATAAATTTGAAACGGTCAAAAAGGTTCTCCACATGATACGGTTGATTTTAGATTTTCAAGATTAAAGAAGTAAACATCTGTATTTAGTAAGAGCATACGCGGGAAACTTATTTATCGACGTGAATCGACTATCTGCATCTAAATTTAATAATTTATGTACCTGACGCCGATTATATCCAAAATATTGCGTAAGTATGTATCGCAGTTGGAACACGTTCACACCTTTAAACCACACAAGCCTATTTACCTCATTTTGAATATTCATGTACAAATCTTTATTTTTTGTGGAGTAAAACATATGTGATGTAATAACTGTGTAAATATGGAATTGCCTCCCAAGAGTTATACATTGTAATATTAAATTCACGACTTTCTCGGTAAGTTTCTTACATGATATATTCATAAAGTCATCAAAGATAATTAAAGAGTTATGCATTTCTTTCATTTTTGTTATATCCATATCTTTTTTTAGAAAATTTTCATCTATTTTTACCCTTCTAAAGCCAATATCGGAGAATTTATCAAATGATGGATCGGATTCTTTTTGAGATAACACAAATATATTATTTTTTGGAAATATCTTTCTGTATGATACAGCGTAATCTTTTGCAAACCACGATTTTCCCGAACCCATCGCCCCACATACATAAACAACTTCGAAACCTAATTTTAAATTAGGCATTATTTCGAAATCGCCGATTGCCTCCTTATCATTTTTACTCGAATTCTCGTCGTAATATATCACCCTATTTGTAGCCCTGTCGAATGTGATAGGGTAATTTGTTTCGGTGTATGTAAGCGCCATATATAATAACTACACATATAATATATGTGTAATACAGTGGACATTAAAAAGATAAGAGAGATATTTTTAAATAATAAATGCGAACCATTTCCCCCATTTCCCCCATTTAGACTATGTGAGCTCTATGAAAAGAAAACACCCGAAGAAATTCGATTTGAAATAGAATTTCCAATAACGCGTATCGATGAAAAAAAGGAGGAAGATAAATATAATCGTAGCCCAATAGACCGCGTTATATGTCCATTTTGTAGCGGGAGTTATCAGAAAACGAGCGGGTATTTACATCGAAAAAGTAAAAGACACAAACTGTATGTATATTTAAATAAACAATTGATAGATTTATTTAAAAAATATTGAAATACTTACACTATTTTAAATACTTGAACACCTTGATTATACTCCTTCCATGAGGGGGAAATATCCGTCGTGGTAGCGTGTGGATGTACATATTTTCTATACGCTGATGAAAATTGAGGATATAACATACCTTTTTCAAATTTAATGATTTTTTGTTCTGGTTGTTTCGACGAGTATCCGATTTTTACGGGGAACGGTATTTCTATTAATTTTTGCTCTTCTGGGAGTTGCATTAAGCTTGTAGTTATTATTCTCGGTCGTGCGTATAATCCTCTATATCGTTCGGTCTTGCCGATTTTTCTCAAATCAACCCTTCTTCGTTGTTTTTCTTCATAATTCCACATTCTTTCAGCCTCATCGAGTGTATGTCCTCGCGATATCAAATGGGATATGAACTTTTCTTCAGCCCTTTCGCGACTGTATCCCTTCGGTCTATAGTAACCCGCTTCGTGTAACAATTGTTGATACATATATATTAGATTTCGATTTTATTCAACGGCGACGATTCCATTTATCGGCAACTTCTTGCATCGAATAACCCTTCCGCATCCATTGCGACACAAATTTATTATATGCCGACAGTTTTCTCCGTGGGCGAGAACGTGCAGGGGCTCGAAATGCTCGGAGTGCAGGGGCTCTGCGTCTCCTTACGCCTCCCATTTCTTCATCGTATCCCGCATTTTGACCTAAAAGGCTACTGTAAAGATTTGACATGATATGTATATATTATTGTGATATATTTATTTTCGATACATATTATAGGTATCGTAAGATGAAATTTTTTGATAATTCGTTTATGTCCTCCCCGATACTAAAAATATCGAGGAGAATTAATCAAATATAAATAATACACCATCATCTACATATTTACTGTAATATCTTCGTGCCCTCTTTGGTGGAGACATACGAAAACGATAACTATTCACCGTATGGTGAACATCTTTTATGGGAATTAGATGATGTTTATGTAACCACGCTTTTGCCCTTCTTAGTGTGAATGATTCCTTATCAAATACAATTGATTGTAACATTTAGAATACCGCTATATAGTACACCCCGAATTTAATAGACTTATTTGTGAGATTATTTAGAAGAACTGATACTTTATTCCCTTCAACACTTTCCAAATGTGATGTATGAATGAAATTAACGTCGCTTTGAATACTGAAAGCGAATCCCTGTATATCCGCCAAATTCTCTGTGGTGATCGTAAATCTGGCTGTTTCCTTTGGCTTTAGTTCATTGTCTTTAAGTAGTTGGCATTCCATTAGGATATTTTTTTCTTCCATTTCGTCAACTGGGGACTTAAACATATCCATAAATTCAATAATCTCATCATTGCTTACTTCAGTCTTTGCGCAGTTAGCGGGAACGGATGGAGCGTTACTCACTTTAAGCGATTCCTCGATGAGAACTTGTGGGGCTGGCGATGGTGAAGGGGTAATGATTGGTGTTACAACTGGAGATGGTTCGGGTGTTTTCGGTATTTCCTTCTTGTTCATCAACACATTCGTCAACTCTCGTAAAATCTGTTTTTCAAATGCCCCCCCTTTCATCCCGCCCGTTTGGTTCATAACTGGAAGATTAGCCGCGTCTTCGATAGTTATCGTTCCCATTGGAATTTTTCTCCTTTCTGGTTGAGGACTCGCTGATTTGGGCGGCGGTATTACTTGTAGGTCTGGAAGTTGCACAATGTTGGGGGTTTGGACTACTTGCGCGTCTTTTGTTGGTGGTTTTCTTCCAAGGATTCTAATACGTTTCATTTGTATACATTAGATGTATATTATTTTTATTTCAACGTAGAATATATATGTCCATCCATAAGGAAACAATTGTTACCCAACCTACTGATGATAAATGTCCCATAACCCCCCACCATTTAAATGATAAATTACAAAATGTAAATCATACATTGAATAGGATATTCTCTCAACTCGAACAAGATGCGCCATCTCAAATAACGGGTATGACTAAATATGATTTTATTTGTAGGAACATTGATGAAGCCCTTTTAATAATTACATTTAGAACCAAACAAAAAGAAAGATTATTAAAATATGTTAAAAAAGTTAAAAGGGTGGTCGATAAATTATAATTACCGCTAAGTTTCGTCGATGACTTATATCTTTTTCTTATTTTTACCGACATGTCGGCGGGACTTAGCGGTAGTACACTTATATCCTTTTTTATACATTTACCGCTAAGTTTTGCCATTTTTAAAAGTCCCTTACGAGAGACCACTTTATATAACCACTTTCCAAAACCCCCAAAATTAGCGGTAAGAATATATAAAAAGGATATAAGTGTACTACCGCTAAGTACCGCTAAGTAGTGTTGAAAGTTGGCGGTTTCCTGCAAAAAAGATATAAGCCGTCGACGGAAACTTAGCGGTAATAAAGCCGACCACTTCACCGACATCTAAATAAACGCATTAAAAAAATAAAAAAAAATTAAGATCTCTATATAGGGTATATAGGTTTCCCATTATGTACACTAAAAAAGATTGGAAATGTTGCAGTAAATCGAACGGAGAGACCGAGGAAGTAAAAATGTTAAAAGGTTTACATTACGCTAAAGCAGTATGTAAACATTGTAAACACTTCATAAAGTGGCTTCAAGATCCAAAAATAACAAAAGAATGCGATAACAGAAAAAAAAAAATAGAAACATTATTAGATGAACATTTTGACGATTTAACAGAGAAACAGACCCAATTTTTGAACTCAGTTAAAGAAAGAAGATTTCTTACGCCATCTCAATATAGATATTTAATGGGTTTATTTGAGTTGAGCAATTAATATCGTAGGCATATTCACTTTTACCATTTAAACGCACTAAAATTTTTAAAAAAATATATTCTCTATATAGAGAATATAGAAAAGTAGATTTTTTTACGATGGACGTAATCGAGATTTTTCAAGGTTACGGGCTTAAAATTGGCTCGTGTTCTCAAATTACCACGTTCTACAACGAACGTCAAGAATTGAAAAAGAACGCACATTTACCGACGGGATGGAAAACCAAACCAAAAATTCAATCTGGGCATAAAAGTTTTTATGTTGTCACTGGAAAAATTAGCGATGTTGTCGTAATGGATTTAGATGATATGGAGAATGACCACATCAAGAAAATGAAAGAATACGCCGACGAAAGTTGTAATCTTATTGTCAAAACTCGCAAAGGCTACCATTATTACTTCAAATATGATGAATATTTTAATAAAGTATTACGTAAATGTGATTTAGGTGTTCCCGTTGATATACAAACTACGGGACAATGTGTATACTGTCCACCCACACAATATAAACATCACGAAACGGGCGAAGTATTCAAATACGAATTATTTGACGCAAAAGGTGACAATAAATTGTCGGAAATGTCAAAAGAATTAAAAGATTACATCATACAACTACGTAAGGCGAACGATGAAATAAAATTGAAAGAAGAAAAGCAAAAAGTAGACAAACATAAGCGTACAGTAGAAAAGAAGAAGGAAAAAGAAGAATTTTTCTTAAAACCAATGTCAAAGAGTGTCGAACAAAAAATGAAATTGTCGGCAATTAGTTTTAATGCCCCAGAAATCATTAAGAATTTATTTGATAGATGTTACCGCCAAGAGTACTTCGAAGAGTATTCATATTGGCAACCCGTCGGAATGGCGTTATACAATATGTACGCCGATAAAGATGTTGGATTCGAACTATTTAAATATTACTCCAACAAAGCAAAAGTAAATAAAGATTCAGACGACAAAATTGTTAAAAAGTATAACAGTTTTAAAGATTCCTCAAGTGGATATCAGTCGGGGACAGTTTTTTATTATGCAAAACTCGGCAACGAAGAAGAATTTAAAAAGATATTGGCGACGCAAGAATTAGCATTAACAGAAGTCGATATAGTAAATTATGTGAAAGAATTGAGACCCAATATATTTATGTGGGTCAATGATGTACCATATTTTTATAATGGTAAATATTATGTATCTGATAAGAACCACAGTGAATTAAATAATTATTTATCATGTGAATTGTATGATTTATTGAAAGATTTTTTCATTGATATATATCCCCTCGATAGTAAAATTTTCAATACTATTCGTGGGAGATTACTTAAACTCAAAACACATAAATTTAAAGTAGAAGTCGGAAAAACTGCGGGAGATATGTTACGGAAAGACGTCATATTTGATAATAATCCCGATATTTTACCATTCAACAACACCGTGTATGATTTGAAGGTTGGACAGTTCAGAGAATTTAAATACGATGATTATGTAACCGTTACAACCGGTTACGATTGGGTTGAACCAACGAATGAAGAACTAAGTACAATAAATGGAATTATTGACAAAATATTGTTTAATCCATCAATTAAAAATTTATTTATGTCAATCCTATCGACTGGACTCGATGGACATCTTTCCGATAAATTCACCATATTGACGGGAAAAGGTGGAAACGGAAAATCTTTATTAAAATCCATAGTAAAAAAGAGTTTGGGTAATTTCTATTACAAATTAAATAATTCTGTATTGGAAGGTTCGAAAGGTGGAGCAGACCCGAATATTTCGAATATGCGCGGGAAGCGACTCGTATTTATAAGCGAACCAAGAAGCGACAAATCTATGGATAACTCCATAATAAAAGATTTGACAGGAGAAGACGACACAAACGCGCGATTATTATTTAGTAATCAAACCGAAACTACATTGTGTTGTTCACTAATGATGGATTGTAATGAACTTCCCAGTCTAAAAACAGGCGCAACAAATGCAGAGAAAAGAAGATTCGAAATTATTCCGTTTGACTCGCGATTTACTTTTTTTTCGAACGAAATTAATGAAGCGAAGCATATATTCAAAGCAAATAAAAATTATACAGAGAAGGCATTTAAAGAAAGTCATAAAACGGCGATGATGAAAATATTGATGAGATATTACTCGGAATACATCAAGAATGGGAAAGAATTCCCAGAATGTAAAGAAGTTAGAGACGAAACGGAAAATTATTTAAAACAATCTGATGAATTAAGTGAATTATTAGAAGAAATAATACAGCCAGAGAAAAAGAAGAAAACAGATGTAAAAAGTATATATGATGAATTACCAGAAAAAATGAAACGTAATATGACATGTCGGTTATTCTGTGAAAAATTAAAGAAATCTGCATATTATGGAGATTCGTATAATCGCGGTGATAAGAATAAGAATATTAAAGCACATTTAGAAGGATATGTATTAAAGAGTTCAAAAACTATCGATTGTATGGTTGATTAATATTTTCTGTATCGTAAGTTAGTTGTCACACTGTGACCCATATCTGACGCTAATTTTTCGATTACACCACTATCGGGCATTTTATAACCTTCATAGAAGTTATTAATATAACTGTGTCGAAGATTGTCGATACCACAACCAATTAATTTTTTTAACATGTAATTTATTTGGTGATAGTTTCGGAAATTTAATAATAAATCTCCGTTGTTGATGCCATGAGTTTTGATGTAATTCACAATTATTTTATGTAATGCTTCGGGCGCTTCTACTATTTTTTGTTTATATGTTTTCGCCGTTTTATATACATTGAAAATAAATTGTCGTTCAGATGTCACATAATAATTTTTCGTGAGGTCTTTCGCTTGTTCTGGATATTCCACAACACACATTACGATATAATCCAATATACGGCGAGGGCTGATATAGGTGTATAAGCTCAATATTAAATGTTCCTTCATTAAGCCATTTTTTTTAAGTTGATCGCGAACCGACACTATTTTTTTCCAATCTGGCAAATGTCCGACAATTTTATTATGATTACGTTCATCACGTTCGGCACGTCCGCGAATGTTCGACAATATGTTTCGATAATCTTCAAGCAATGGGTCATCTTTGTTCTCTTGTCGTAGTTTCCATATAATCGCGCTGATTATACCTTTGATGTAACTCAATGATAAATTTTCTTTTCCGTCTTTCCTTTTAGTAGCGGTTAGCACTCTCACCACTTCTCGTGGATTGGCGAAATCTAAATTAGAATGTCTCGCTAATTGATATTTGTATAGTTGTAATGTGCTTTCTGATGGCATATATAATATATCATCAGTTTTTATTAAACAATAATAGAGTGAATCGTATAGTCGTATGTATGGGGAAATATGATGACAAAATGGTAATAAATATAATCGCCCTTCTCATAGTGCGTATCGGGTAAGGGTCACCCGTCAAACTCATCTATATATATACATATCATAAATTTGTTGTCGCTTTTTTAATCTTTTTCCCCAATTCAGTTTTTTTACATACTTCAATAAATTCTTTCTTATGTATACATCTCCAGCACGAATAAAAGTTAGCGTAACGACTATCTAACACACATTCATTAATTGTCATTTCTCGAGATGCTGGGGGATGGGTATACCAAAAAACAACATTAGCATGTGCTAATATTACGCAATCACTACATACACTTTTTGCACATATGGCGCAACGAAACACGCAGTCATCTCCAGCGCAAATATAACAGGTCGTCATTATTTTAATAGGTCGTGCGGAAGATTAAAATTCAAGTATCTATATATATAAGGATAGATATTTTAATAAACCACGTGGTTTATTAAAATATCTATCCTTATATTATATTAGTTAATGTCTTTTTTAGAAACCACGGGAAGACCTTGTCATAAAGTAGATATCAAAAAGTGTAAATTGTGTAAAATTGTGGTGATGGTTGATGATGATGTTATTAATCCGCATGTTCAATTAACACACTCAAAAAAAAAAAGTAGAATATTTTATGTGTGTAATGATTGTAAACAAATATATAAAAATGAATATAATAATAAATGTTATAATAAGCCCGATTTAGTAATAGATTATTATTAATTTATGTGTGACATTAATATATATGCGATTCACATTGGACGACGTGCGAAGAACATTGCGCAAATTAAAAATAAGACGTTCGCCATTCGATGTACGCGATATACGGGATGGTATGAATGTCGAATTAGAACACGGAACTGTGTCCCAACTCACTAATATCACAAATGATGACCCAATATTAACAATTAAAATAGCACTCGCCCATTTGATGGAAGATGAAAATTATTACCGCAAATTGAAACGACTCGGTGTTTGATGTTTATTTGCGCGAAAAAGAATATAATATTTTAATATTATATTCATAAACTTTTTATAAGAAATCAGCTTCGATACTAAATGTGGATTTTATCAAATCGTGTACCTGAATACGCATTTCCTGAAACAACATGTAATTACTTTCCAATGATGTACATCTCTCACATTCGACGTACGATTCAGCTAATTTTGCGCTTAAATTTTCGTACGACAATGGCGACGTCGTATATGTTAATCCTTTTGAAATGCATTCATAACACGTACATGAACAAGGTTGCGCCCTTAGTGCGTTTATAGTTCCTTTTAATGCTTCAAATGTGATGAGTAGCGCTTGTAGTTCTGCCATTATATATTTATATGACATATTATATTTATGCGGACAGATATGAGACTGAAACACCTGTTGAATCGGCAACCGCGCCTATACATGAATTATTAGCGAAATTGACAGCAGGATAAGCACTCCAGAAAACACATAACCCACCAACGGCGATGGTTAATCTTCCTTGTTTTATAACACTATTTGAAGTTACCGTTACGGAAAAGTCCATTCCGTAATAAGGGCGGAATCCCGCTGGTATACCTAACCATTGTATCGCAGCGTTTGCTGCTGATAATGCAGATTGTTGAAATAAAACGGTGACTAATTTTCCGCATCTAATCCACGCCACATATACATTTACTGTTGTCGATCCTGTGTTGAATGACGCTGTTGTACTTCCGCTGTCATAATAATTCAATAGATTGGTAGACCCAGCAAACGAAATACCTCCAGATGGTAAATATAAACTGTCATTGCTCGTTATTCTATTTTGGACATATAATGCTTTCCCAATACCAACACCTCCAACCACTTGAAGAGCACCAGTATTCGAACTTGTTGAATCAACCGTTGATGATATTATTGAAGATGCAAAATTCATACTTCCACCGACGTACAAATTTCCACCAATTCCAACACCAC